AAAAGAAATCGAGTAGGACGAAAGCGAATCTAATTTTGAAGGATCAGTACCTAGGTTAAAATCAAAAGCTCCTGTTATAGTATTATTACCTGTTAATACTGATCCTGATGTTAGTACTTGTTGAAGGGTTGGGGTTGCGGGAAGAAGGCTTAAAATATTATTTATCGTAGCGTTCTTTGTTATTCCACTTTGAACAACAGCAAACAACTCGGTTCCAGAAAGTGAACCAGCAGGGGAGAGACTTGATATTTTTAAATCTGACATTAAATAATAATTTTAAATCCGTTTTCTTGTAGAATATAAAAACTATCCTCCTGTTGCAAATAACTATCAATCGGATCGTCGTAATAAGGGTACCTTGACGATACGGTTAAATTGTTGTTTCTGAAAAAAATCGGAGCCATAGTCTTACTCTCCGTATAACTAAGTGACATTCCTATGTACCCTAAATCTAAAATGTTTTCTATACTAGGATTTTCCGCAATTAAATCATAAACATTTTCTGCCGATCCATAATATTGCAAAGCTATATCGAACAAGGTTTGAGAACTTAACATTGTCACATTTTTCTGCGTGGATTTAACGGTTATAGTAGCTTCTTTTTTTTCAGGAGCAGAAGGAGTGTAGGTTAAATTTAAGCTGGTTAAATCAGAAATGACATTTTCTATTTTATCAGGGTTTTCTGAAATTAAATCGTAAACCTTGCTGACATCACCATAAGCCAACAAAGCAACATCGAAAATAGTTTCATCACTTTTAACAATTATAATCATATCCTTTCAGCGCTTAAGTCATAGTCGAAATAACCATCGGGTCGTTCTGATAATGTCAATTGATTAACAGTGAATCCGTCAGCCTCTAATTGTACCCGTATGCTCCGATTTAATTTTGAGCCTTGCCCAGAAGAAGCTAAATACTGAATAATTCCTGTTCCGCAGGTCGGGAACTGCTTCCAGTGCCCAGGGAAAGTATTTATAATAAGAATAATATGTTGTTGATCGCTTTCTGAAACTGAAAAATCACCGTTTTCAATTACCAGATCAACATCTTCGTCTAACTCTATATCTTTAACCGTTGCCATGTTTTACAGTTGTATTTTCCAATGTTATTTTATTTAAATTTAATATTGATGCTGCAGCGGCATTAAAAGCCGCAACCGAACCTCCGGGTTGACCTAAAACAATAAGCTGAGTGTCAACAACAGCGAGCGCAGTGGCTACAGCAGATTTAACAACTGCAAAATTCAAATCCCATTGCGTTTTTAGATCGTCAATTTTCACCAACCCGCCATTAACTACTCCGTTTATTCTTATTTCTGAAACCGCACTAAACATAGATACGTAAGCAGATTGGTCGCTCAGGAAAGAAACTACAACAAGGCTACCAACAGTTGGAATCATTACAAAACCAATATTGTTGTTGGCAATTAGACGAACGCCTAGAATATCAGCGCCGCCTTTAACAGGCACACAATAACATGACATGTCTGTCAAGTCTACAGAATCTACAGTGCACGTAACACAAAATCCGTCGTTGTCTTTTTCAACAGCTTTACGTATACTTTCTAATATGTCGCTTTTATCACTCAACTTTAGTTCCTAAAGAAAATATTTGCCTATAGCCACCGTCTACACTAAGCTTTCTCTTTACTGATGTTATTAAATAAGACCCGTTACGTTCTGGCAGTTTTTTACTTACAATCCTACACCGGTCACCGTGCCTTAAATACGGCTCTCCGAAAGTTTCGAGATTTCCGATAAATCCTGTGTACTTAAATTCTTCAAGCCATTTCAGAGCTACTTTTCTTAAATCAGCCTCGTTTAAATTATATTTATGTATAGTCTTCTGCTCGCCGTCAGAATCGCCAACTTCTACTTCTATTTTAGCATTGTCTGGCATCATGCTAACCGCCTTAACTTTCAATTTTACATCCTCTTCTATTTGATATTCTAAGTCATCAGAGTTAATTATAACCCTTTCCATTTCAAATTCTTCTTCTATAGTATCACTGGCATCGTTAGCGAACCCCACGGTTAAAACCCCGTCAACGAAATATGAAAAAAGCCCGTATTCGGATTTTAGCTTGTCTAAAACTTGAGCTGGCGTAGCGTTCTGAACACGAAATTGTCCTAATTTAATATCATCTAAAACCCTATACTCAATGTCATCTGCTATAATGTTATCCATTAATTCCTTGAGAGAAATATTAGCGCTTATTATTTTCGGTCTTTTCAGGTGCCTGCCGTTTTTTCCTAAATAAATCGTTGAGTATTTATCCGGATAACTTACGGTGTATTCCTTTAGTAGAAACATTCTGTCTTCGCACTCAATCTCTACTGGTATTTTAGCATGAATCTTTGAAATATACCCATTAAAAATTACCCGCTTATTAGGATAGTAGCCTGCTTCTATTTTGACCTGATCGCCTCGTTTAAATACAGGGTTGGTGCCAGAAAACAAATCTATGCCGTCCATAGAAAGTTTACGAGGCACGATAATTTTTGCCGTATCTGTCAAATGCTCGTAACTCTCATCTGTTTCAAATGAGTTACAGAAATTAAAAGAGACTTCCGTTCCTACAGCCTTAGTAAAAGTTATGTTATGAATTGGTCTATCCATTAAAAAGATGCTGTTGGCTGAGATCGCCTGCTTTCATTCTCACTTTGAATTTCAAAAGGAGTGTCAGAAATGCAGTTAAATTCATAATCAACAATATTTAACGAGCCTTCTCTTTGAGATACTGACGAATCTGTAATAACTATGCTGTATATTTCAAAAAAGTTCAGAAAATTAGACTCGACTTTAAGCTGAATTGGCGCTTTAGTAATAGCGTCGAACGCCCTTATTAAAGACTCGGGGCGGGCATTGGGCAGTTCATTCACAAAAGAGCCTCTAACGTTTATTTCGTAATCTCCATCGCTCATATACTCTTTAACAGTTCCGTTTCTGCCAGTAATCGCAGTTCTAACTATGTTTCTAGGCTTATTTACCGTCATCAAGGCAACTTCAAAGTCAAACCTGGCCGCATTAATCGTTTTTCCTGTTTCAGCATCTTCATAGCTAAACGCATCGAACCTAAGCACGTCGAAAATTGGCGTTCCGAATAAACTTTTTTTATCAAAATCAGAAAATCCTACGCTTTCATCGGAAGCCTTTTTAGAGTCTATAGCGAAGAACTTTTGTTTTATTAGGCCAAGTCCAGGTCCTTTTAAAATAAGTTTGGCCTGATTATTTATTAGCTGTGAAGATTTTGGTATTATAAAGTTTGAGTTCATCGTTTCATAAGATTTACATCGTTAACAGCTTCCAGAAGCACTTTGGAAACTTCTGATTTTATTTTATCTGTACTCTCTTTTAGATTCGTAGAGTGTATTTCTTGAGTTTCAATTAATTTTTCTATGTGTATGTTAAGATTTTGAGGTCTGTTTCCAGTAACTTCAGTTCCTGTTCCTAATGAAGAAGAAGATTTACTCGTGCTATTTTTGCCTTGACTAGCGATAAGACTTTTTGTTCCGTCTAAATCTTTTGTTCCTTTATAGAAATCAAGTTCACCTCGAATCACAGCTATTCGCCTTAAATATTCTTCGTTAGAATCTGTATCGCTTTTTCCGAGTACCTGATCACGTTTTTGCATTACAGTTAAACCCATGGCCATTTTGTTTAACTTGGAAATTTTATCCTCGTCTGACATGTTTGGCATGTTCCTATATTTTTCAACCTCTTCTGAAAAAACTTTTATTCTAGCACCGTCTGATAGTTCGCCGTAGCGTAATCCTACTCCTTGCTTTCTAAGCGACCCCTGCATCCTGTTACTATGGGCTAAATCATCGTTAATTTTTGTCAACCAGTAACTTAATTCCGAGAAAGTAGATTTTAGGTTTTCGGAAAACGTGGTCCCGAGATTTACTTTAAATTGTTCCCAGCCATCAATTAAATTTGAGATTTGACCGCCTAGAGTTTTAGACTGATCATTCATTAAATTGAAAAACTGGCCGCCTTCTTTAGTCATATCCTGAAAGGCGCCTTCTACATCTTTAAATCCAATCTTGCCATCGTGAACAAGCTGGTTTACCTGCGCAGTTGTAACTCGTAATCTTTTAGCGAGCGATTCATAAATTGGAATGCCTCGACCGGCAAACTGCCTCAAATCAACTTGCATCACACGGCCGGAAGTTTTTAGAGTGCCATACAAGTAAGCTATATCGGTCATAGGTGCGCCTACACCTGCAGAAACGTCCCCTAACATTTTCATTGTATCAACTACGTTTCCGGCCTGGAAGCCGTAAGCTAATAATTGACGAGTGGCCTGTTGGACCTCAGTTAATTCGAAAGGTGTTGTTTTCGCTAGGGTGACTAATCTTTGTTCTAAAACATTCGCAGCATTTTCATTACCGTGCAGCATAGTTTTTAACCCGGCATGGAAATATTCAAAATTGGAGTATGATTCAATTACTGCTTTGCCAAAATTTACTACCTGACTAACAGAAAAAGCCGTCGCCATAAGCCCGCCAAGTTTTCCAATGCCAGAACTCATTGAGTTCATTTTGTTGTCAAGACGTGCCGTTTCAGCATGAGCGCCCTGCATTGTTTTGCTAAACAAGTCCTTTAATCGGAGGGTATATTGCAGGTCTGTATTACTCATCTTTATCTACTCTAATTCCAGAGTATTTTAAACAGAAGTCTAATTCGGCGACACGTTTGGCCCATTGACTGTCTGTTAGTTTATTTGGGTCTTCCTTATAATAAAAAAGGATGAGCGCATTGTTTTTAGCGATCTCATCCTTTTCAAGTAATGCTTTATAAGTCTTTAATTTTTTTTTATAACTGTTCGCTGAACCTTAAGCAATTCCGAAAGAGCGCCGTCAACTGAATCCATTGCGTCGCCGTTACCAGTTATTAAGTCAATAGAATCCCCACCGATATATAAAGCCTTTATACAGGCTATAATCGCCTTGTCTGTATCGCTTTTTCCGACCAATGTCCAAACCATGTTTCGAGTAGTCCTGTCGGGTTTACGAAGGAACAGAATAGCAACTTTAGAATCGTCGTCCTCATCAAGTGGAACAATAAGAGTTCTTATGCTTTTGTGCTTAGCGAGAAGATCTTGTTTTTCAGCCTCGTATTTTTCAGGTAATTTTTCCATTATTGCCATTCAATATGAGAGGTTATTAATTCAAGTTCCACTTCAATAGCCCCGTCACCTGTTTTGGATTTACGATCGTTATTCATAAATCTTACGTTTCTGATTTTATGTGTAACTGTAGCCAAGCTGTCGTCTAAGTAAATTACACTAATGTCAAATTCGGGGATACGAGTTAAATCGCCAAGCGGAGCAACAGCCTGGATGTTCTCAACCTCTTCCATGGTTAGAGTTATTTTAGCGAACGGCTCATTTTTACCATAAACACGAGACACCGGTTCTGATCCTGCGCCGTAAACATTTTGCATGTCACGCTTATTGCCGTATTCAATAGAAGTGAACCCATTGATAGGCACACCGAGGATATTTGCTATTATGTTGGCCCACTCGTAAGATTTGCCGTTTACTAGGGGTATTAAAGGGATATTCATGTATTAATTTTTTAGCTTATTGCAGTTACAAATCCAACATTTACGGTAATTGTCCTGGCTACACCTAGAAGAACCAACTCCACTGTTATTACTAACTGTGAGGTAGAAAGCACGTCCTGAGAAGGATCTATAATCACATTGAATGCGCTCAGTTCACCATCTCTGACCATAACATCTAATGCACGAGAACAAAGAGTTTTGTAAAACGAAATAGTGTCTTCTGCAAGAGTGCCGTCATCGTTTACTTTAATAGGGCTAGCTAATTGAGGAAGCAATAACGCTCTCATGCTCCTTATTGATTTTAAAATCGTGCGGTTGTTTTCAATGTAAGCGTAATCACTAGTTAGTGACACGCAAGAATGCGAGTCGTCAAAATAAGATCCTGAAATGCCAATATGTTTCTTTAAGAAAATATATCCGTATAAATCAATGTTGTTTACATTTCCGTCTGTGACTGCGGTAAATAATTCGCCATTAGAGAAGGACAGAATTTCAAATTCCGTATTAGCCATGTTAAACTTTCCAACCCATGCTATATCCTCGCTTACCTTCGCAAATGAAACAGCTCCAAGGGTTGTTCCTAGACAGCCAATAGATTTCGCTGTTGCTTTCCATAACTTAAAGCCTTTTCCGGCTCCGTCCTGCCCGATACACACTGAAACTTCAGGAGCGGTTAGGGTTCTTAAGTTTGTTAGCGTAGATACATCAGAAGTAGCAGAAATTTCAGCGTTATAAATAGCCACTAAAGGCTTATGATTCCCTTCAAGTGCGGTTAATACTGTCTGAATCGTTGTGCATTGAGAAGTAGCGAATGCGGTGTTCTTTTGAAAAATTCCTAATTGCTTGATTTCGCCTTGTGCGTAGTTCTGCATCAGGGTTATGCTTGCAAATGTTGTAGCGTCAGCAAGAGCGTAAATACCAACGTATAATTTTCCTTTCGGTTGAATACGGAAATATTCAGAAATATGGTAGTATAAAATATCAATGTCAGATGCGATCCCCGCAACAACGTTTTGTGTCAATGTTCCCGCAACAGCACCTGTGGTGGTTACAACATAAGGAGTTCCGGAGTTTAAGAAGACGCCTTGTCCTGCTTCGGCTGTAATTGTAACCGTAGCAGTGTTTGATGTTGCCGTGAAGCCATGAGTGGCAGTTCCCAGATTGATAGCAGCCGCTATCGCAGTTGCTGAAGTGGTTGTACTCACAGCGTCAGCGGTTAAAGCGGTAAAATCACATAAAGTACGAGTTCCTGCGGCGGCATCAACAGCGATAGGTGATGTGCTGGCAATAGTCGCAACAGTTAATTTAAATGTATCGCCCGCCGTAAATTTTGTAGTCACTAAATAAGTTGCAGTCGACTTTGTTTCGCCCAAACTTGTATTAGTTATCCCTAAATCAACTGCATCGTCAACAGAATAAACAACTTTAATTCTGTCGTTTGAAGAAAAGCCTGTTGGTAGAGTTGCGCCAGAATAAAATAGTAGCCCGGAAATATAATCCGTTCCTGGTAATGGCCGCCCTAAACCTCCCTGACCTTTATTAAAAACAATATTATTTGCCATTACTTTTTAGTGATTTTTGGCTTCTTGCCAGTTGCGTCGTTATTTGAATTTTCTGAACCCTCCGCTTGACCGAAATCCGTCTGAGTAAATTCATACAAGTCAATTTTTCTACTGTCTGCAAATGCCTGAACTGGTCCTCTTTCGGAGTTTAAAAACACTCCTGAGTCTCCTGTTACAATAATTGATTTATTGGATTTGTTTGCGGCAAAAGGGGCCGCTATTAATTTTGCTTGTTCTTTTGTCATGTAAGTGTGGTTTAAAACGGAGGGCTATTAACCCTCCGTTAGAATTAAGTTCCTTGAACCAATGCAACAACACCGGTTTGTGCTGTACGGAGTTTTGACGCCCCGTGCATTACTTCTGCTGAGAATAATGAACCGTAATATTCAGGCTTGCCATTACCGTTTGAACCTGCATCGTAATAAGGAGTAATTGACCCTAAAGCGTGAGCCACATAAGAAGGGTGATAAGCTAAACAAGCTCCCTGGTCAGTAGCTGAAGGGGATGTGATAACACCATCCCCGTCAATAGCTTTAATTACAGGAGTAGCTGTGTTGTCATAAACTAACACTTCTGAACGTATCATAATGTCAAAGCCCATCAAACGAGCAACAACACCGTTAGGCATTACTGGTGATCCGAAAGCATAAGCCTGAACTATACCAGCGATATTTAATAAGTCGTTGTTGTAGATGTACTGAGGCACTAATAGAATGCGGCCAGACTGAGGGATATTATCAGCGTCAAGAACTTTCTTAACGTTAGTGATATCCTGGATAGTTACCATTTTACGTGAACCAGTTGCGGTTGAGTGAGGTAGGTTGTTTGTAGAAGTTGAACCGGTAGTCATTACGATACGGGAAGCGCCTGAAGGAGCCCACGAGTAAAGAGTCCATGTTGACACGACAAACTGAAGCGTTTGATACATGTTATAAAGAATAGACTGGCGCTTGTTGTAGCTAATCTGTAATTCTTCAAGATTTTGAATCAAAATTGGATCAGTTGTGTACTGATTAAGATCGTATGTTAGTTCGGTGTCCGTTCTACCTTGAATAGCAGCTGGGAAAACCGTCCTGTTTTTCTCTACGCCTGGTTTTGCTCCTGCTTGTGGAACGTGAACGGTTTTATGTTTTACCCACATAGAATGGTCTGTGGCGTACTTCATAAAATCGTTATTCATGTAAAGATTATCCTGAATGTCCTTACTCCAAACTTCTGTTAAAAGCGACATAAAGGCGAATGAGTTATTTGATTTAGCACCGAGGTTTACTGCGATAATCTGAACTAACAAAACTGTCGATACAGTGAGGGCGGCACATTTAAGTGTGTTGATTTCTGGAATAAAAGTTGTTTCAACTGTTCCGAAGAAAACGACTGCAAGCAAAAACGCCGTTACCAGGTTCGCTACGAGTTTAAAAATTGATTTAGTTTTCATGTTTAAGGGTTGTTTCTGGTTGTTTGGTTAGTCGATTTTGATTACGTCGGTGTTTAAGTAATTGGTGCCGTCGTAAACGAAGGTTAAGAGATGGGTTTTGTTACTGGTCATGGTGTAAGAAGCCATAGTGCAACCAGTACTTCCGGTAATCGTTCGTGTAGCAGCCGTTGCGGAGTTTTTAATCTTCACGTACACAACTGAGCCTTTGATAATGCCACGTGCAACCGAGAAAGTGATTACTAAACTTGTGTCGTGAGTGGTAAGATTATGGATATGGCAACGATTAGTTACAGATAAGGTAGCGGCAGGTACTTTGGTTGTTAGTGTTACTGTGGTAATTGTTGCTGGCCCGTTAGGGTATTGAATTACTGATTGAGCTTTTACATCATTACAAACGAATGCTAAGCAGATTGCTAAAAGAGCTATGATATTTTTCATGGTTATTTTTTAAATTCTTTGTTATACAATTCATCGTAAGCTGCACGGTTATTGATAAACATGTTGTGCAGGCCTTTTTCATCTTTTTTAGACCAATCTGTGTAATTCCAACCGGAGCGATCTTCAGTAGTACCGTCGGTTTTCTTTACATTCTTCACGTCGAAGATTTTTTGAGCCTCTTTAGAGCTACCCATTTTGTTAATCAGGGCAGCAACGCCATCATAGTTTGCGATAGCTAAAGCGATAGTATTTTCTTTTTCGGACTCAGAGATTTTACCCTCTTTAACAGCGGAGTCAGCTAAGGCTGTAGCTTTATTTTTGAGGTCTAAAGCAGCTTTGTCTTCTGCTGTTTTTTTCTCAGCTTTCAAAAGATCATTTTCTTTTTTAAGCGCATCGTTCTCAGTTTTCAGAGAGGAATTTTCATTGTTGATTGACTCAATGGCTTCAACCGCTGATTCTTCAGAGGCATCGTTTTTGAGCTTCAACACGTTATTTATTTTTGTCATGTTGTATTCGGGATTAATGATTTTATTGTAGATGAGCATTCGGTTTACAAGACTTTCAGACTTCTTAACCTTTACTTTCTTTTTGCTCTCAATGATTTCGTCGGCAAAGCCTTTTTGAACAGCTTCCTCGGCATTTAGCCAGGTTTCCTTGTTCATCATTGTTTCAATTTCTTCGGCAGAGCAGGTAGAGCGATTAGTTAATATTGTAACAAGAGTATCTTTTATTAACCCAAGCACTTTTTTATCGTCGCTTCCTGAAGGATTATGAACCATTAAGGTTCCGTAATCCATTATGTAGCACTTTTTACCAGCAACAGCGATTACGCCTGCAATACTTGCGGCTAAGCCATCGATATAGGTATTAACCGGAACTTTAGAGTTTAAGATTGCTGAAACGATTGAATAACCATCTAGGACTGAGCCTCCGATAGAGTTGATGCGAATATTTATTAAGGAGCAATTATCCTGCAGCCATTTTAATTCATAAGCGAAAGAAGACCCTGAAATGCCATAAACATACTTACCGTTAACGTCAACCGAATCGCCAATTTGGTTGTAAAGGCAGATTGTACCCTCACCATTTTGGACATTCTTTATGTATTTGAAATTTTCCAGCCTGTATGTTGAAAAGTGTTTAATATCAACTTTTCGCTATACAAAATTATATTGCTATTTTTGAGTAACCCCTTAATGTCACATTAATGAGTCGGATTAAAACCGAGAAACTGCATGAGTTTTTAGTATCGAAGGAACTTAAGTACAGTGTTAGGCTTACCAGTTACGCTCACGGAGATCTAAAAAAGGTTTTTTTATGTGACTGTATACAGCGTGAGTGTAATGAAAGTAAAATGATTAATCTTATTTTAGAATCTTACTACTCTAATCCTGCAAATAAACCATCGCTCAATGAAAAGCAACTAGAATACTTCAGAAAACTAGTAAGGGAAGAGGAGGAGCGGAAAAGCACAGAATTGCAGAAGCAAATTAGGATAGATTGGGATAAAATAGAAGATAACCCGATTAAAGACTATATAAACAATAAAATAAAACTAGAATGAGTGAATTATCAGAAGCTGACGAGATGAAAATCATCGACTTTGAAACATACAAGTTTAGAAGGCGAATGGATAAAAGGAATAAGGAATTTAAACACGTAAAAGTGTTAGAAGTGAAGGTTAGGGTAAACCATCCTGTGCCGGTTAAGATGGTTAAACATTGGTGGCAGTTTTGGAAGTAATGAAAGAAAGTGAATTTGATAGAGCGGCAAATGCTTTAAGAAAAGCCGTGATAGATAGCGGCATGCTGTATGGTTACGGGTCTGTGCCAATAGCACCTTCTTATTCTATGCAAACCGATAAAAATGTACCCATTAACTGCAAAAACTGTGGCGCCAATGAATACAAACTGAATAAATGTCTTTATTGCGGCACTCAATATTAAACTAACCACTTGGTAAGTTACTAATCGGTAAGTTTTAGTGTGTTTTTGTCTTATCGGTTAAAAAGGGCCTCAGAAATGGGGCTTTTTTATGAAATATACTCGCTTTGATTAGTAGTGATATAATTTATTTCATTACCTTTAATATATGAAAAAGACGTTATTAATTCTAGCCGCTCTTATTTCCCCGTTTTTTAAAGCCCAAGTGAATCCTAATTTTCCGACAATTAATATTTGGCGGGTTTTGCCACAGAACGCATGTCCGGGAGATACACTGAGAGTTAATTTTAAATTTAATCCCCCGAGCCAGGGAACGCTTACAAATTCATATTTTATAATAAAAAGCGCTAGCACGTATTCAACCGCATGGCAAGGTAATTGGAATACTTTTTATTCCCTACCTAAGGAAACGTGGTCTCCGTTGGCATGGAATGATAGTTGTTATTTAATAAAACTTGTTGTTCCTTTTGGATTAACAGCTTGTTCATGTGCTAGCGTGCAGTCTACCGGCGATTATTTAGGTTTTACCCTTAACGGTTGCGCAACCCACATAATTGAACAATCAGTCAATTCAGAATCTAATGCTATTTATTATGACTTGTTTGGAAACACAATTGATCCACGACCAAATGAATTGATAATTCAACAAAATGGGTTTATGCGTAAAAAAATTATTATTGTTCGCTAAATTCCTCTAACACAAATACTCCTCCGCTTATTTCTTGGTTGCCAGATGTAGTTCTTTCTGCTGTTAGTTTAAACGTTGTACCGCCTGCAACGCCTGTTACAATGTAATGCAATATGGCCTGTTTAGTTACTTGTGTAGTTGTGTCGCTATCAATTGATCTAGGGGTAATAGTTTTAATAGTTGATCCAGCCTGTTTAAGCCTTATAATAACTCCTGTTACTGATGTTGCTAATCCTGTGCCGTTCACTTCAGCTATAAAAAATATTTTGTAATTTCTTGTCCCTGCAGGAGTTGTGTACGTTGCGCCAGTAATGTCAGCTTCTGACCCTGAAGACGTTGTAAAAGTAGATATTGCAATTTGTTGCAGATCTTTTCGTAAAAGATCCGTCAAATCAAACGCGCCGGTTCCTGAGGCTCCTGCTTGTAAAACCAATCGTTTAATCTTATGTACAGACCCTGTTGATAAATCTGAAAATGTAATAGGATCAATTGTGCCGTCATTGGTTAAAGATTCGACAAAAATGGCAGATGGCGCAAATGCTAAAACACCCGTGGCACCAGGGAAATAATAAAGTTCATCGTCAAAAAAAATAAAACCATCACTATACACGTCTCCTCCTGATGAAGAAACGCATCCGGCAATTACTATCCCATTTGTATTTGAAATAGAGTATAAGCCTTCCCCAATACGTGATCTGCAAATACCTTTGACCATTTCACGGCCGGCGTTCTGTAAAAATTGAAGTGAAGCCCCTAAAAAAGGCTGTTGTTTTAATGGATCGCTTATCTGTGATGTATCTATGTAATTCATAATTAAAAAGTTTGTATATCGTAATTCATTCCTGCTAAATTGTATTTGTCTACTACGTTTCGGATCATTTTTTCTTTGTCAGCATTCAGTGTAGGCGGGAGACCATTAAATAAAGCAATCGGGAAGTATACCGTAAAGTCATACTGAGTTGCTGAGTATGTGTTTCCCATAAAGTACGGCTGATAAGCACTATTATTTGCCATAGTACCTGATGTTTGTGAGCTTCCTCCGAGTAGAAATTGATTCGTAACAACGTTAGTTTCTATATAAATCAGATCATTCGGTGCGGTATTCATAAACCAACGATTTAAAGCGTACTCTAAAATTATTATCTGGCTGTTGTACTTAATCCTCTCGTCTATTCCGATATAATTATCCTGAATCTTCCTCCAATAAACCGTATTCAAAGGATATTGTATCGCTCCAAAGGCTCCTGCGGGGTTTATACACTCGTAGTTCCCTAAGTCTGAATATCTCACCCGAGATCCTAAAGCAAAGCCCGTAATTGCGTCCCAATCTTGATAAGCCGTACCTACAGAGTAATCTTCGAATATTAGCTGCCATAATGTCTGAACCGGAGAAAGCAAAACTCTCAACCAAGCCAGATGCTTTAACTGCCTCAAAACTGGCGGTAATAGCCAACCGCTTATAGTGCTAGTATTGAAAGTGTAAATACTCATTAGGCTGGTGTAAAAGTTAATTTATCAGCGAATGTTTGAGATGCGGTTGTTTCCTGCTCCACATATCCAGCGAAGGTTGGGTAAGAGGTAATAATTGATAAACTGCTTTGAATAAGAAATGTTTTGCTTGAGAAAGCCGTAGCGTTAGCTCTTATTGCAGCATTAACTATTTTAACATCAATCACACCTGGAACGGCTTGAATGGCATCTACAATCTTAATAATATAAAGTGTGCCGTCAAAAGCCAGATTAGCGAAATATTCTTCAATAGCCTCAATCACTTTAGTCTGGATAACACTTGCGTACTGACCATCATAAGTTATTGTACCTTCCAAAAAGAATTTGTCTGAAGCGATTGATGTTACGTTCATTTGTACGCCGGCAAAGGCAATTCCTACACCTTCATTGGTTCCATCTCCTCCATTAGTTAGATACGTAGTAAGGGCACTTAGTTCCGGTGCCGATAGAGCTACAGGAGGGTCGCTTTTTGCAACCTTCACGTTAACCGTTTTATTTGCGGCAGTCTTAACTGAAGCTCTGGTAATTATTCTTAAACTTTCATCGATCGTAGCATATCCAACCGACATAAACGTTGGTGAGGTTGCTGTAGTGTCAAGCGTGACGACTTGCGGAACCGTTGCGGAGTATTGAAACTCTAAAATCTTTTTTTGATACCATAAATCAGAACCTACCGCAGCGTATTTTGCCACATCCTCAAGCTCTATTTTCTTTTTATCCCATAACTGCTCATGAAGATTAATTACTAAGGCTGTAATATATTTCCAAAGCTTGTATATTGCACTTTGCGAGGGGCTATTTAAAGAAGCAAGTTCGGTTTCTGCCGCCTGCTGCTGATCCATATTGGTTAATATTTCGTCTACTGATCTTGCCATTATTGTTCGTCTGGGTCAATTACATCGGTATTAATAACAGGCGTTGCTGTTGCGTCTACCATTGTATTTGTTAATTCATCTAATCCGTTTGTGATATATTCTTGTGTTAAATCGTCAATGTTTGTATGGTCAAAATCCTGGTTGTCGCCACGCCTTAAAAATTGCGAGAAATTACCATATTGTTTCTTGTGCACTTTCTGCCATACCGCCTGTTCAAACCTCAAAAGGTCTAAATCATCCTCTTTATAGCTCTCAAAGACACAATGAAGTTTTACTCCTAAACTTGAGTTCTGTGACTTTGCTGCGTTACCTTTATCTGTGTAAGTAGCGGGTAAAAACTCTATAAAAACAGCAGGAAGCCTCTTAGGGTCTTCTTTTCCTTCAGCCTCTCTTTTTAAATAATTTCGCCACAAGCCAACAGACTTAACCGTCATAGTAGAACCATCTTCTTTTGTAAAAGACACCGTTAGTAAATCGGTTTTTAACCCGCTGTATAATACTATTTTACTCATCGTATATTACTGAGAGCTTCAATTAAAGATGTTTGGACTTTAGTCTTAATTTCTTCCAATTGCTTCTTTGTTACCTCCCCAGAAATTTCCACCTTACCGACAAGCGATCCTATATTGATTACGATAGGAGGGTTCTTTTCTTTTTTGTTTTCGTTGTCTTCAGCCATAATTTATTTACTAAATGCTTTTTTTATTCCTTTGTCAAATATTCTTTGCAGCCTCTTGTCCAATTGAGTGCTATACCCCATAAACATGCGTTTAGGCATCTTAAACGGATGCCCGTAGGCTTTACCCATCAATCCTTCATTGTGAATCTTTGCGTACTTAAGACTACTTTTAAAGTTCACATAGAATCCTTCTTTATTACTGTTTGAGGTAGTACGTATTGAGTTTTTAAGTTTTCCTGTATTGGTTAGAATTTTACTTCCTGCATACCTTCCTCTTCTCGGCCTTTTTAATGGTGTCCAATGCCAAAAAGATTTATCCGTAAACCCCTCATCACTAAAAGACTTCTTATAATGTTTTAGCGCCACATCTTTCAATTGAGTACGCATTTCATTGCGGGCTACAACCATGTGTTTAATGGTTTTACTTATTTTTTTGGCCTCGTTAAACATTACTTGTTTCTTCGCTTTGACAGAACGGGGGTAAGTTTAATTTTTCCTAGCCTTGTCAATTGCTTTTCCAGTTCTTTTGCCAGTTTTCCGCAAACTTTCAATTGATCGGTGTACTTTGTCATTCCACGTAACTCCATTGTATAAATAGTATAGTTAGTTTTCGATCGGGCCTTGTTTACTACTTTGCTTGTCTTTTTTTTCATTGTTTTATTTTTTAGGTAGTGGTAATTTAAAATTCTGTTTTGCTAGTTTCTTGTCTTTCGGCGCTATTTTGAAATATGGGTGCTTCTGGCTAACAACAGTTCTTTCTTTAGCGGCATTAAATCTGAATATTTCAGGGACCGACTTATGAAGATTCAATCCAATTGTGTTTGTTGAAGTGATCCCAGAAGATTGCAATTTTTCTAGTTTGCACCGGCATCTCCAACCATTTGGCGGCGTGTAAATGTCCCAAAACGGATCGTCAACTTTCTTTACCACCCAATCCAATAGAGCGTGTTCTGGTCTTACCCTTCCGTCTCTCCTGGTTACGTATCGAAGAAATTTCTGTTGCTCTATTCCTTTGTTTACGACTTGTTCCATGATTCAAATTTTAACCATTCATGAGCTGATTTAGCCTGCAGCCCAAAGTTCTCATACTCTATACTCAAGTATTGCTCATTATATTTGTCAAAGATCGTTAGTGCTTTATCAATTATCTCCTGTTTAGAATTGTACTCTTCTTTTCCAATCATAGACAGAATCTCTCTTACAAGCTGGTACTGTTTTGCACCGGTGAATACATACGCACTTTCAATTAAATCAGCGAGTAAACTATATTCATCTGAGCCGTAACCTAGCTCGTCTAGTTTGTTTCCATATCCTTCTTCAATACTCTCAGACAGCTTACGGGCTATCGTTAAGTACTGGTTAACATCAAGATTCTCAATATTAACTCTACCTAAAAGAACATTTTCGACATAAGTTTCCTTTTCCTCTTGGGTAAAAAGACTTATAGACCGAACGTTTTTAATATCCGATATACACATGGTTTGGTATTTTTATAACCTAGAAAGTTAACCATTCCCGTAAAATTTATCAAGATTATTTCGCACATTCTCAATATCAGTATCAACTTTTGGCTCTATAACTTCAATAACTTCTGTATTGTATTTTTCTTTAATGTATTCCGGGGTTAATTTGTATTTGCCTGTCTTTATCAGTTCGATATCAATTTTACTCTTATCTAACAAGCTTAATTCGTCATCTTCCACAGAACACAAATTATCATCGGGCGACAATAAACCTTTAGTAACCATTAATGGCTTGAGCTGGTAATTTAGAACGCCCTCAATAAAGAAATTATCTGATTCGCTTACATTATCTAGTACTCTCTCGTGAACTTCCGCTGATCCAACGAACGATTTTTCGTCCATCGTTGCCGTTTGTCCTAATATTAGTTTCGAGATTTCCGAGTTACACCTGTTGATCATCATGTCAAATACCTGGTAGGCATCTTGACGAGTGTCAGCCTTTAACTCAATCTGGTCGTCTAATCTAAAAAGCCCCCATGAGGCTACGCTCATATTACTAAGCATGTCTTCCATGGCTTGAACGCTATTAAAATCGGTAGCGTCGGTTTTACCTATTCGTATAGGCGACCCGAACTTTTCAACGTATTCAGACCAAGCGCCAAGAGCATTTTTTTTCCAGATAACCAGAGGAGCCACTTTTAAAAGAAGTCCTAAATCATTGGTTCTACCAACACCTATACACCAATTTTTCCATGGGTTTTCTAAATAATCGGTCCCCTCGATTCCGTTGAATGTATCAGTTACTATATGTAATTCAGGTTTAACATATTGTCTAGGGACAAGCTCAACACATTTGAAAACGTCGTCAATTAAAGAGTCGAACTGTATAAGGGAGTAACCCCAAAAAATAGAATCAAGCGAGTAGTCTAAGAAGTCACGAAACCATTTTTGTTGAATTAGTTTCGTTTTTTCTTCATTCTCTTTCCCATCTTTATTATTAACCACAAAGTTCCTGCATAGTATCAGGTTCTTGCGCTGAGTCATAGCTGCGGTGAGATGAGCGTCTAAAACACATTGATTATACACCTGAAGTAACTGGTACCTTTGAGGCATTACAATTTGCTCGGCTGCAATAACTGCGTTTTTGTAGTCCTGTATATCTGTTCTTACACGGTATAAAGGAGTTTGTATCGTAATTTTTTTACGCACATCCGCTTTATCCGGTTTTTTTTCGGTAATGTTTTTTACGGTATTTAATTTTTTTTCCCTAGCCATTACCAAAGCATGTTTCTTGATGAAGTTGTTGAATCATTTGCGTTTCCTGACCTCATGGCCATACCTTGCTCCGGATTTATTTCTGGCAAATCGGCGTTTACCGATCCTTTAGCTACCCGCTTTAACCATCCAATAGCGCCGCCGCAATCATTATGGGAATTGCCGTTGTAAGCTTCTTTGCGGTGATCGGGTACGTTTCTAGGATTTATTCTTCTGTGTAAATGATATAAGGTTATATCTATTAAGTGTAATACTATAAGCTGGTTTCTATTGTCGCCAGCGGTCCATTTTGTTGTATCGGTAGGTAAGTCTCCTGAAATAGAGTAGGATACTCCTGAACCCCATACCGCAGACACGGTTGTTTTTACGTTTGTATTAGCTACTAAAGCAGTATAAACTTTGTCATCATACCAAACTTCATCCCCTATAACGTATTCAGTTTCGGGATTCCATTGTTCTTCTGGTAGAGTAACATAGAATAAAGATTTATCTAAACATAGTTGATCCCATTTCGCTGGCGTGGTTGTAGGTGACTGTCCGGCTGTAGTTAACGTAACACACTCGTAAACATATGTAAGAGCGTTATCGCCGGAGCCTGTTGTAAAGGTGATCCGATCCCCTGGATTATATACAGATAAAGCGTTAAAAACTGTTTCAGTGTATTCTACTAAGTTTTTAGCGTAATAAGTAGCGGTATTGTCGTAAACAGTGGTGTTGGAAAATATCTCTTCCTTAATATAACGTTGTTCTAGGTAAGAAATCATCTCGGCCTGTGCGGCTTGTTCAACGTCCAATTTAACCTGTTGGTTATTCTCAATTATTTGAGCAAGATTATCCGATTGGATAACCCTTAAATAATCTAAATCCCTGAGTAACCTGCTCATTTATGCAAAATTACTTGGGGGATTATAGCGATTTCGTTATTGTCACATTTAATTTATAGACGGTGTGTTGGGTTTGTAGCGTTTCTTCCTAAAGGACGGCGATCATGTTTTTTAGGTCCAGATTGATATTCATCGTAATCTGATTTGAACGCCTGACACAAAATATAGTCTGTAAGGTCGGTAATATGACCCCATTGCTGATAACTTACGCCTGTGTTATTGTCTTTTACCAGCTTTTTATCTTTAGTTCCGTCTGCAGCTTCTTTTGTTTGCTCAAAATCCATGATCGCCTCGTGTAATCCTTTATCTATGAAGAAACGAATCTCATTAAAGTTGTTTTCAAGTACTTCGTTGAAGAAATTTCCACGCATAACCACAGAAGGATTAGCGGACGGAACTCTTAACTGAGGCTTGAATTTTTCCATTTCCTGCAGTATTAATTTGAAGAAGTTATAACCCTTTTCAAGTTTTACATCTTCTTTCTTACTTGTGGCATCACCGTAAATAAACATTCCAGAAACATGATTGTTGTATTTATTTCTGATTTGTGCGCAAACTGATTTTATCGTATTGTTCGGAGTACGGCCCAAGAATAAATCAACCAGGTAAATGGATTTCCCTTTGATCTGGAATACACCGCAGGGTAAATAAGGGTTAACGTTCTCATCCCATGATAAATGAAGCGGCAAAGAAGGATCGTATTTAAGTTCGGCTACATGGCGTTTAGAATCAAATTTCTTGTAAAACTCGCCTCCTGTTTTCGGTATTGCATCCCAATCTCCGTAGAGTAAACGAGCTTTATCATACTCATTCATCTTAGATAGAGATTCTTTATACAGTTTCATAAATCCTTCATCAGGGTTATCGTCAACGGTGGCCCGGATATATTTCTGATACGGCTGCAGTTTGATATAGTCACCTTTTTTATTCTTGATGTACTTTTCTTTTATCCAGTTTATGTTAGGATTGCAGGTAAGAAGAATTTTAGGTTTGAGTCCAAAATCTGATAACATCCATCGTATGCGGGAGTTTATAATGTCAAAAGCTTTTTCGGTAATTTCTCCAGCCTCATCTATAAAAGCATCTGTAAATTCAGTTGATCCTAAGCTTTCAAAATTTGGGTCGGAAGGCTCTTGTTTAAGTTCTTTAAATACAGTACGTGATCCATTGGACCAGTTTATAACCATATCCTGAGCGTTGAACTTAAAATCAATACCGGAACGATAGCCCATTATTTGGGCCACCTTTAAATAAGTGATAAGCGTTGATTCTTTTATGGACTTTAGTTCTTTACGACCGATGAAACCACGAGAGCCAGGATAACGAACACGGCGGACAATGTGCCATAGACAACCTAAATATGACTTGCCGCCCCCTGCGGCACCTCCGAATAATACCTCATTTGTTGTATGGTCTGATAAATAATGCCAAGCGTTTGATTGTTTTTGAGATAAGTTAAAGATTCGACTATTTACGCTCGTCATGAACCCATTCAGTTAACTGCTTTTTACTAAAGTAAAGCCTCTTTCCCTTCTTGGAAAAAGGAATCTTCCTGCTTGAAACTAGTCCATATATGGTTTGATTACACAGATTCAAAAAAACCGCTGCCTCTGTAACCGTTAGAAGTTCGTCTTTTTCGTTTTTTTCAACGCTAACACTCTGCAACACTTCGCGGACGCAAGCTATGATAGTAGCCTGAAAATCGTTCATAGTCATTGATATAAACACTATTTCATTTTCTTTAGTTTTCATTTTCGTTTAGAGATTGTATGTTAATTACTGGAGCCTGTAGTTTCTCTCCGTCTGATTTGATATCAATTTGTTTTGGCATGAAATAAGGGGCCAGTTTAGAAAAGCAAAGAATGTAATTGAACGGTGATTTTTCCCGAATGTCGTTTAACGCTTGTTCGACATGATCAACCTGCCCCTCCATAATTTGTACGAATAGAGCTTTTGCGTCTTTGGTCACCTTGTTTGGCGTACCCTTCTTCTTGCCGCCCGTTTTCGGCTTTCCAGTTTCGAACTTTGCCACTAACTAATTCTATTATAGAGGCTAAGGTATCAACTTTTCGCTATATTTTCAAATAAAGATTTTAACATGAAAGCACACGAATTAAGAATTGGTATAATAGTTGACTTGAGATATACATCTTTAGTTCATCCTTCGGGCATTGTATCGATTGATAATGAGTTAATGATGTATTTAT